TTGACAGATGGTCTATCTTATGTTATAATATGTGTATGAATGAGAAATGTTTCTTGTTCATTAACCTAAGGAAAATATAATGAAAAAACAAACTAAAGTAGTACCAATGGGTGGGCGTACGCCCGAAGAACAAAAGGCTTTTGACCTCTATATGTTAAAAATCCATGATGTAGATTATATGGCTCAGAAGATGTTAGAATATGACTTAAAGAATGGTAAGCATGTAACACAGGCTGAATATGACGATGAAGAAAAAAGAAGTGAACTGTTGTCGTATTATACCGATGAGGCACAGAACATACATGATGACCATGAGCCACACGATATACTATGTATACTTGAAGAGTTCATGCTCGGTCTTGTGAACATCAATGAGATGTGTGGTCAAGCCATTCGTGTGCCACAATGTTGGCCTATGGGTGAGAAACAAAAGCCATCAGAAGAGAATAGAAGAATACAGGCTGAGTTAACTGACTTAATGAACCAATGGTAGTCATATAGATGAAGTCATATATATGATTCAACCCGATAAAGAAAAGGCATCTTAATGGTGCCTTTTTTCGTTAAAGGGGTTGACAAGTTATGATAAATAGTGTATACTGGTAACAGTAAGATAAAGATAAGGGCTGTAGGCCCTACCGAGCAATCACGCTCAATAAAACTTAACATAAGGTAAAAATATGAGATTAACAATAGAATGTGTAAAGAAACCATACGAAGAAGAACATACAGTCACCCTTAAATCATTAAGGTTAAGATGTTCTAAGAAAGAAGCCCATAAACTTCATAAACATTATGAGAAAGCCACTGACTTATTAAAAGGTTATTGGCAGTTCATGTCAGACACGAAAGGGTTTGACCTTGACTCTTTCTTAGATAAGAAACTTAAGTATAGACCAGTGAAAGTCAAGGGTGAATATAAAGTCGCCTCGAGAAGGTTTCAGAGACACAAGAGTAAAGTGACAGAGTATGGTAGATATTATACTCATAACCAAATCTTTGGTATGATTACAGATAAACTATGGCACACGAGGGCGAAGAATGAGTTAGCAGACTATACTGACTCAATGCGCCTACGATTTAATACCTACTTAGATTGGGTTAAAGAATACGATGCCAAGTACAATGAGGGCCAATGTGTTGACCAACTTGATAACCTTAAGGTTGAGACCAAGTCAATACCTACTCAGAGAATAGAAATAAAATGCCCTTAAAACCTATGTATGGTACTCGGAAACCGTCGCCTTTTGAGCGGCGCTTTCTGAATCCAGGCAACCTTTCAATACAACAATGGAGAAAATTATGAAAAACAAACATATAGATGAATATTCAAAAGAAGAACTTAAAGATGAAGTTCTATTCCTTAGACTTGACCAAGCAGGTGACCACCATTATGCAGAACAAGATAGAAAACAATGGGTATGCTTTCAGGCACATCTTTTAGTTAACCGTATTATGACATTACAAGAGATAATGAAACATAATGGGAATTATAATAGAAATGAAAAAGACCAAATCAAATATTTGACTGCAATGGTTCACGACCTTTATGATGAGATGATGTCTTTAGAAGCATATATTGAAGGTGAAGATAGAGAGAGTTCTATCAGAGCCCAAATGCAACGAAATGGGTTGACAAGAGCAGAAGCACATCGTGCCACGGTTGACTGGGAAGATAAACAACAAGGCTTAGAGGAAGATAAAAGCCCAGAGGCTATTAATCTCAGAGAAAGAATTGCTGAAAAGCAGGCTGCTGAAGAAGACCCCAATAAAGAACAGATAGAATTAGACTTTAAGAACGGCAAGACATTGGCAGACATATTAAGAGAAAAGAAGAAGGCTGCTAAAAAGCCATTTCTATTTGGTCACGACGGTGACTAAAGACCACGAGTGTGGTCAACCTTGAATAACAGGGTTTCGCAGAATTTCAACTGCATTCCTTAGGCCCAGTTATTCATTAAAACCTCATCCCATTTTCCCGTGATGAGGTCAAACCCTCCCTTCCGCTGTGTTAGGGAGGGTTTTCTATGGGCGTATCCAAATTAATGATAAATAAAAGTAGAGACACAATAATACAATAACGGAGACGACAATGACAATTCACAATTATGTAAAGGCGATAGAAGAACGATGCGATAAAGATGAGTATACAGGGTGTTGGAACTGGACTCGTGCCACACATCATCAAGGTTATGGCTTGATGAGGTATGGTGAAAGAGGTATGATGAATGTATGTAGAATAATGGCGATTGAAGCAAAGTTATTTGATGATATAGACTTCAATTCTAGGATAGGAACATCGTGTGACAATAAACTGTGCTGTAACCCAGAACACATCATTAAACAGACACACAGCGAAGTACTGTTAAGACGATATCAATTGAAAGGTACTTCAGGTATCTTATATGGTAAAGAACAAGATATAAGAGCAGAATACCTTCATATGAAAGAACATCGTATTCCTAGGACGATTAACATTCTGTCGGAAAAATATGGCTGTCATCCTACTGTATTGTATCGTGCAATTCACCGAGCAAATAAATTTGATAACATCAGCACAGACTTTAGAGGATATTATAAGAAGGAGAAAAAATAATGGCAAAGAAAGACCCACGATTAACAAAGAATAACCTTGACGGCTTCAATAAACCAAAGAGAACACCTAATCATCCTACGAAGTCACATGTTGTACTTGCGAAAGATGGTGATAAAGTGAAACTCATTCGCTTTGGACAGAAAGGTGCGGATAATAAACCACCAAGAAAGAATGAAAGTAAAGCAGATGCGGCAAAAAGGGCAGCATTTAAGGCAAGACACGCAAAGAACATCGCTAAAGGTAAAATGAGCGGTGCTTATTGGTCAGATAAAGTTAAATGGTAAAAGATTGAGGGATAAGGTAGCGATTAGAGACTAAAATTATCCTTATCCCTCTGAGACGAAATAAATTAATATTTCTATGACGACAAGCGAGACGAGGCGCTTGTATGTGTATTTATTCAAATTTAATGAAAAGATAAATAATGATAGGAGAACAATCCCAATGAACAAAGAAAACGAAACTCTATTGACGAGAACGCTGTTGATGATTAACGGACTATTAGCGATGACTTATGTAGTTATTGGTGTATGGGTTGCGGTAGAGTTGTTTCATATGATATTTTAGGAGAACATTATGTCAGCAAAATATGACTTTGATATGGACCAAGGTGCCACATTTAACAGAACGCTCACATTAAAAGATGATAACGGAGATGTAGTTGATTTAACAGGCAACAGTTTTGCTGGTCAGATTAGAACAAGTGCCCTTAGTGGTACAATATCAGGAACATTCGCATTCACTGTCGTTAATGCCTCAGGTGGTATATTTAACTGGCATATGACCGCAACAAATACAGCCGCACTGCCAGCACAACAATGTGTCTATGATGTAGAGATGACCCAAGCAAACGGTGATGTCGTTAGACTATTAGAAGGATTCGTAAACATTAAGTCAAATGTAACACGATAAGGAGAGAAGTATGGCAGGAGAAGTCACAAGTATAACTGTAACAGAGCAAACTCTTTATAATCTTACAATTGAAGAAGATGATTCCAAAGTTGTAACCGTCACTGTACCAGATGAGATAGCCACAATAGAGATTAACGCATATGATGTTAATATTAATATTGATAATCTTGGTGATGGAATTGGAGTGTTCAAGGCACAATCTGTAGATAACTTTCTTTTTAGAAGTATAACAGATGATGATAAAACAATAGACACATCATTACAAAATAGTGATAACGATATAAGAATTAAACTGCCTGACGCAGGTATCTCAACACCTGATGGTTTCACAATCAACGCAGATAGCGACAGTTCAGCGAAGATAGAACTGCCTGGTTCTACTGTAGACCTTAGTAAAGCGAAACTCTTAACAGAATTAGACGCAAATGGTCAAGAAATCAATGATATTCTAAACGCAACAGCAACAGATTCATTTATTGGTGACCTAAGAGGCGCTGTAAAGTTCAGAGCCAAAGCAGGTGAAGACTTAAGTAAAGGTGAAGCAGTCTATATTAGTGACATATCTGGTAACACACCAGTTGTTAGCCTAGCAAAAGCAGACAGTGCCACAACAATGCCAGCGTATGGTCTTGTATTCGCAGATGCAAATGAAAATGCCAATGTGCAAATCATTGAGTTCGGTGACTTAAAAGGGTTAGACACAGCAACAGATTCATTAGAGTTAGATAAACCTGTCTATGTATCAGCCACAACAGCAGGTGGTATTACAGCAACCAGACCAACAGATGCAACACATTTAGTACAGAATATTGGTCTTGTTAATCGTGTTCACGCTTCAGCAGGTGCGATTAAAGTAGGTGGTTCTGGAAGAGTTAACGATGTGCCTAATCAATTTAGTATTACAGGCGACATTACGACAACAGCAGGAACAATCACAGCACCAACAGGTGATATAACGACTGTAAACAGCACAACAGGTAACATTACAACTGTAAACGCAACGGATGTAAACAGTACAACGGGTGATATTACAACTGTAAATAGCACCAATGTAAACTCAACAAATTTAGATGTAGACACAGGAACGATTGATGATTTAACCTCAACAACTGTGGATATAAACGGTGGTTCTATTGATGGAGCAACTGTAGGCGCAACAACATCAAGCACAGGAAGATTTAGCACACTCGCTTCGGACTCGGTTGACTTAAATGGCGGAGCCATTGACGGGACAACTATTGGTGCAACAACTCCAGTAGCCGGAACATTCACAACAGCAACAGCAACGACTGGTGATATTACAACAGTTAACTCAACAACTGGAAACATTACAACAGTCAACGCAACAGATGTAAATGTGAGTGACGATTTAGTCGTAACAGATGATGCTTCAGTTGGCGGTGACCTAGCAGTCACAGGTAACACTGTATTAACTGGCAACTTGACTGTTAATGGAACAACAACGACAGTAAACACAGAGACAATTAACCTAGCAGACAATAATATTGTTCTTAACTCAAATGAAACTGGTACTCCATCACAGGATGGTGGTATTACGATTGAAAGAGGAACAAGTGATGACGCTGTATTCCAATGGACAGAATCAACAGACAAGTGGGAAGCCAAAGTAGGTTCATCATATGCTGACTTGAAAGTAGCAGATGTAAACACAACATCATTGACAGCAACAACTGGTGATATTACAAATATGAATAGCACCAATGTTAATATTGATGGCGGCGCTATTGATGGAACACCTATCGGAGCAAATACTCCTTCAACAATAGTAACAACAAATTTAACAGCCACAACAGCAGATATTAACGCAGGAACAATTGATAATAGTGTTATTGGTGGTTCAACACCTGTAGCAGGAACATTCACAACATTGGGTGCAACAACTGGAAACATTACAACAGTTAACTCAACAGATGTCAACTCAACGAATTTAGATGTTGATGTAGGTGATATAGCAACCTTTAATACAGCCTCTTTGACCGCAACATCCGCAAATATTGGCACACTCGGTGCTTTAGCAGAATTAGATATTACAACAAGTATTACGGTTGATGATGGTTCAACTGGACAATATGATATAGACACATTAACAATAACTCCAACAGGTATCACTATATACGATTCTGGAAACGGAACATCTGTCCCACAAAGCACATTAACTCTTTCAGCACAGACAGTAAATACTCCATTATTAACTGTAGGTTCAGCAAACGGTTATGAAGACCCAACAATAGGAACAACCACAGCACCAACTTGGGGTTCATCAGGAACATATCCATTCTGGAATCTTTATGGGGGTGCCAATATTGGTTCAGTAACTAAACCATTCGCACAACTCCATATCGCCTCTATATACGGCAACAGAACAGCATCTGGTATATCTGGTATTGGATTACAGAACTCTTTGATTCCTCTTAAAACAGATGTGTCCAATGGCACATCAGGTGATATTCATTTAGGTGGTTCAGGCTCAGACCAATACTTTGATAAGGCTTATATTGACCAATTGGCTAGAACGCTAAAAACCCAAAGCCTTGAGCCATTAACAGACAGAACATATGACCTTGGCAACACTGGTGGTGGAGCCTCTACGAAATACTTTGCGAATGGATACTTTGACCATTTAGAAACACAATCGTTAAAAGCACCAGACACGAGTGACGGTGGTGATTTAGGTTCCGAGATTGAGATAATCGGGCATTTAATACCAGACTCAGATAATACAAGAACATTAGGTTCAGCAAGTAAACAGTGGAAAGAAGTTTTCATTGGACCGGGTTCACTGTATATTGACGGGCATAAAGTCTTAGGTTCAGATGCGGCAGGACAGATTGATATTACAACAGATGATGACCAGTCATTAAACATCACAGCAGGCGCCGCAGGAACATCAGGCGATATTACAATTAGTTCTGCTGGTAACACAACATCTATTGACGACACAACTATTCATCTAGGACCACAGAATAACTCAGGAACAGTTAACGCACACGGAACATTAGAAGCACCAGACTTACATGTTGGTGATTTAGAGTTCTCTGCTAACAAGATAGACAATACAACATCAAATGGTAACTTAGAAATAGCAACGAATGGTACAGGTTATCTTCACTTAAATTCCGCAGATGTGTATGTAGGGCCCGTGGATGGTGCCATCAAACTAGACGAGAGTAGTATCACTGTATCAAATACAGATGGTAACTTAAACCTAGCAGGTAACGGTACAGGATTAGTGAATATTAACAGTCAATCTTTAATCACAGATTCAGCAGGCGGATTAACAGCACCGATATTAGAATTAGAAACAGACAACAGTGGTTGGAATAGACCAGCATTGATGTTAAAAGACTCAAACGGAGACGCAGTTTCTATCGTTGGCGAACATAATACAACATTTGATTATTATGCGTTGAATTATACCTTAGACCCAAATAACACAAACGGCGACACAAGCACAACAAATTTCGCTGGTGATTATTATGTTGCGTTTTCAAAGAACTATTCTAACCCAAGTTCAGTTGGAATGAACATGGATATCTATGGTGCCAATGACGGATTCAACCTTACAGCGAGAGGCGACTTTGGTGCTTATTCAACAAGGTATTCAGCAAAACCAATTAGAATTAAAGGTCAAAAGGTTGAGTTGTATTCTTCAGACGACACAACACCATTTGGCAACTTCACGGAGCGCCTCGTAGTAGATGAAGAAAGAAGTAAATTCTCAAATGTTGTAAAGTTAAACAACGCAAGTTCAGACCCAAGTGGTGAGAACGGGGATATGTACTATAATACAACAACAAACAAGTTCAGAGGTTATCAGAATGGCGCTTGGATTAACTTGGATGGTTCATAATGGCTATTAAAGAAAAAAGCAAAGTTGTGATGATGGAAGCAAATCAAACACAGATAGATGTTAAACAAAATACAGCGGATATTATGGCTATGAAAAATGACTTAACAGAGATTAAAACAAACCAAAAACATTTAGATGGTCAGATTGAAAAGATAGACAAAAAAGTTGAAAAGATTGATGGAAGATTATGGGCGATTATGCTCTTGGTCGTTGGGTCAGCAGTCGCAAATTACTTTATGTAAAGGATTAATTATGGAAGAAAAGAAAAAAAGAGGTAAAGCAGGTAGACCAAGTCTTAAAAACACGATTGATGTTGAAATGGTTAAGAAATTAGCAAAGATTATGTGTACTCCACAAGAGATTGCTTATATACTTGAAGTAGACCATAGAACTTTGATGAAACATCACGGTGGTGAAATTGAAAAAGCAAGGGCTGTAGGTAAAATGGGCATTAGACGGCGTCAATATGAGATGGCTATGAAGTCAAACAACGCGGCTATGCTTATTTGGTTGGGTAAAAACTGGTTAAATCAGCAAGAAAATCCTATATCAGAAGATGATGCGAAGATGCTTCCTTGGAATGATGATTTAGAGATTTAATGCCGTTAACTAAACCACAAGCCGAAGTAGCGGCATCCGATAAACGATTTAAGGTCGTGTGTGCTGGTCGCCGATTTGGTAAATCAGTATTGGCTATAAGAGAACTAGCCAGAGTTGCTAGAACTCCTGATAGTAAAGTGATGTATGTGGCTCCAACATACCAGATGTGTAGAAATATCGTATGGAGTCCGTTAAAGAACAAGTTGAGAGACTTAAATTGGATAAAGAAAGTAAATGAATCAAGGTTGGAGATTATATTGAGAAATAACAGTATCATTATGCTTCGCGGCGCCGACAGCCCAGATAGTCTTCGTGGAATTGGACTAAATGCCACGGTTATAGATGAGGTTGCTGATGTAAAACCGGAAGTGTGGACTGAAGTGTTGAGACCGACATTATCAGACAAATCAGGTACTGCTTTATTCCTAGGAACACCAAAAGGTAAAGGTAACTTTTTCTTTGACTTGTATAATATGGCAGCCACAGATAAAACTTGGGGTGCTTGGCAGTTCACAACACTTGAAGGTGGGAATGTGCCAGAAGAAGAGATTGAAGCGGCTAAGAATGACTTAGATTTGATGACATTCAAACAAGAATATGAAGCATCCTTCAATACAGCGACCAATCAAGTATATTATGCTTTCAAACCAGAAAATAATGTAAAAGAATATCAGTTAGAAAAAGACAAGTTAAAAAACATAATCATCGGGACAGACTTTAATGTGAGTCCTATGGCAACTGTTGTAGCAGTACAGACAATGACTGGTCTTCATATTATTGATGAGATAGCACTATGGTCATCTAACACAGATGAGATGGTACAAGAAGTGAGAAACAGATATCCGACACAACACATCACTTGCTTCCCTGACCCTGCGGGTGTTCAGAGAAAAACAAGTGCTGGTGGACGAACAGATATCTCAATCTTACAGAACGCAGGGTGGAATGTTAAGTTCAAACCAAGACATCCTCTTGTGCGTGATAGAGTGAATGCTGTTAACAGCCTCTTACTAAATAGTAACGGAGACAGTAGATTATTGATTGACCCCAAATGTAAAGAACTTATAAAGTGTCTTACAAGGTTCAGTTATAAGGAAGGAACATTAATTCCAGATAAAAATGGAACAAACGACTATTCGCACTTCCCGGATGCGTTGGGATATGGAGTTGACTATATGTTCCCAGTAACTAGACAAATTAAAACCCAAAAACAACAAACATTTGGGATGTATTAAAGGAGAAAACTATGTCTTACTTAACTAAAGACACAATTACAGATGTTCATCCAGTATACGCCAAGCACCTAGAGAGATGGCGTTATTTCTGGGCGTCATTCAATGGAGGATTTGATTATCGTAACAGTAACCTAGAGATGCTCCGTAGATATATGAACGAAGACCAACAACCTGGACAACAGTATGCTCAAAGATTAGACTATACAGCACTTGAAAACTCGTGTAAATTAGTTGTAGACACTTATAAAGCATTCTTATTCAGAACTCTGCCAGTGAGAGCGTTGGGTAACTTGAATAAACTGCCGTATACTGAAGATTTCGTCAATAATATAAATTTAGACGGCATGGATATTGACCAATTTATGAAAGAAGCAAACTCTATTGCTATGATTTATGGTCACGCTTGGGTTTTAGTAGATAAACCATCAACAATATCAGCAATCACTTTAGAACAAGAGATTGCTCAAGGTATTAGACCTTATGCTCAGTTAATATCACCAGAAAACATATTAGATTGGTCTTGGGTGAGAGTAAATGGTCGTTATATGCTTGATTACTTAAAGCAAAAAGAACACGAAGATGAGAAATCATTGGTTGTTCGTGTATGGACAAACGAAACAATCTGTCGTTATGAGATGGGCAAAGAAGATAACGCTCAACTGACACTGTTAGAAGAGATTCCTAACGCTATTGGTCAGATTCCGTTCGCTATGATAAAAGCAAACCCATCACACACTCGTGGAATAGGTAACAGTGACTTAGCCGATGTTGCTAAAATACAACAAGCGATATTTAACCTAATGAGTGAAGCAGAACAAGCCATTCGTATCAGTGGTCACCCGTCATTAGTTAAAACAGCGTCAACAGATGCTGCCGCAGGTGCAGGTGCTATCATTACTATGGATGAAACACTCCCAGGAGAGTTAAAACCGTTCTTATTACAACCTTCATCAGCAAATATTGATGCAATTATAAAAGTATTAAAAGAACACCAAACAATGATTATGAAGATGACACATTTAGAGGCAGTAGTCGGTCAAAAGACAGTTGCTAAGTCAGGTGTCGCTCTTCAAACAGAATTTTCAATGTTAAACACAAGACTTGGAGACAAGGCTGATTCATTAGAACGATTAGAACATAAAATATGGGATTTATTCCAAATATGGACTGGTATTCAAGCAGATGATGATTTCTTAGTAGAATATAAGAAGAAATTTGACTTGCGTGATGAAAATAATGACCTAGCCAATTACAAGACAGTGAGAGAGATGAATCTGCCATCATCAACATTGAATAAAGAACTTGACAAGCAAATCGCAAGAATTGTTGTTAAGAATGGCGATGTATTAGATGATATTGTTAATGAAATTGACAGTTCAGATGCATTAGCGAGACCAGAGACGGATGTACCAGGAATTGCAGAATAATATGCGTATTCCGTGTTCATTCAGTAAACTTAAATAAATACTAGTATTAGAGTAAACGCTTTAATACTAAAAACACTCCAAAGGAGGATACTATGACTGCAATAGACCAAGAAGCAGGTACCACAGCGATAGAAGAAGCCACTGAGACTTCGGCTGAAATTGAAACTCAGGCAGAAAGAACTTTTAGTCAGGAAGAAGTTGACGCAATCGTAAAATCAAGGTTGGCAAAACAATCTAAGAAATACGATGACATCAATATAACTGAGTATCGTTCACTTAAAGCAGAACAAGAAAACAAGAAACTTGAAGAACAGAAGAATAGAGGAGAATTTGAGCAAATATTGTCTGAACAAAAATCAGATTATGATGCCAAGTTGGAATCAGTTAAAGCAAAACTTCACAGTGTTCAAGTTGATGGAGCCCTATTAAAGGCCGCGGGTGGCAGAAATGCTGTAAACCCAGACCAAGTAGCACAATTGTTGCGAAATAGAGTAACATTAACAGACGAAGGTGAAGTTCATGTACTTAACGACAAAGGAGAGGTTATGTATGATAAAAAGACAGCCGCACCGACAACTGTTGAATCTTTAGTTAATGATTTCTTAGATGCGTCACCACATTTCTTAAGAGCAGGCCCACAGGGTGCTGGTTCTATAGGTTCAGTGGGAGAATCAACAACAAAAGAAGCATTAGACATATCTAAATTAGATATGACTAAGCCGGAAGATAGAAAAGTCTATAAAGAAATGATATCTTCTGGTAAATTATTATAAACTTATAAAGGAGTCAGATAATGGCAAACGAAGCATATCTATCGGGTATCAATTTAGATGAATTGATGGTCAATACAAAAGCCGCAACAGTGTACGCGGCACAAGAAAACAGTCTGTATCTATCAGGCGGAATCGTTCCTATGGTAAATGTACCAGCAGGTTCAATGAAAGCACAAGTACCAGTTATGGGGTCAGTAACAGCAACAGTTA